TATCGACGTAATAAACTTTCGTTAATATTGCTTTTATTATTTAACATATCTTCAAAAGCTATTTTTTTTGCTTCAGGGGTATCAATTGTATCATCGAATTTTTGTTTTGCAAAATCTGGGTTATTTGTTTTAAGTTCTGAAATTGTCTGATTCGCTTCATCAATTTCATTCCTAAAATAATTTAAAATAAAAGAAGGACAATTAGTAGTTTCATCTAAGGCAGTCATGACTTCTGAATGTTCAATATCATAATTATCATCTTTGTTTTTAATTACGCTCATCTGAATTGCCCCATTAGGATCATCATAAGGTAAACTATTATTTAAGCATAAAATGAAACCTGCTACTTCTTTGGTTTCTCCAGGTAAAATATATTTTCTTAAATGTTCATCAGATTTTGTACACCAATCTGTTGTTTTTCTGATTTTATATTTTTCATTATTTCGTCTTACTAAATAATCATCGTCGCTTAAAGATGAAAAGTAAGAAATTTCTTTTGAAGAAATATTGACAATACCTTTTGAAATATTATATGGTGTTTTAAAAGGATAAACATTACATGCATAAGTTAAAGCCCTTAAGGTAAAATAAAAATTATAGCTATTTACGAAAAAATCTTCATCCACTGCCTCTTCATCACTCTCACCTGTTGTAGGATCATAACTTTTGTTCATATTAAATTGGGGTGATTTTTCATTTTCATGATAAAATAGAAAATCATGAATATCACCCCAATAATCTTTTTGATCATCATCCATATTACGCCATTCTTCAATACATGCGTCTTGATCAAAAACAAAAGTTCTTTTATTTCCTACATTTTCTAAATTGCCATTACCAATAAAAAACAAACGTATTGAACTAGGTTGATTAGGTAATTTAATCTCATCCCAATATTTTTTTTGCAGGCAATAATTAATTAATTTTTCATCATATCCTGCAAAAGTCTTAACCACCTCTAACTTTTCAGGTAATACTTCGTCCATTACACTTTGAATTAAATTTTTCCCATTATATACACCAAAAGCATTAAAAACAGTGACAACCTTATCATGTAAAGGAGATACTGGTGATAATTTACGATAATTTAAACCTTCTTCAACGCTTGCTCGTTCATCCATAAATGGAATTACAACATTGTCAAAAAACATATTTTTAGATTGATATAATTTAGAAGATGATGTTTGACAAATTTTAATAAAATCAATTAATAATTGCCAGTTGCGATTTCCCCACGCCGGACTCGTTAAAATTTTTAAAATAAATTCAGTGAGTTTTCCTTGTTTACCTCGAGTAGGATTATTAATATCAATCACAGCTGTCGGTTCTTCACCATTTTCAATGACACACACTAATAAATAATCTACATAAGCATTCATACCTAAATTATACTGTTGCATAACGATGTTATTTGCTTCGACATCCGCTTGTAATTGAAATTGATTTGAAAAATCAGACGCAAATTTGGCGAAATTTGCAAATATTTGTTGTGTACCGAAAAATTTACCGTATGATAAATTACTTCGAATAGTTTTAATAAAAGTATTATACAGGTCTAAAAGATCAGGATTTTTTCCAGCTTTAATTTGCTGCAAATTTAAGTATCTAATTCCTTCATTCAATAAATATTTCATTTTTCTCTTTCTTTCTTACGATAATAAACATCTAATATAATTTCTTAATAAACGTTCAGCAACAACATTATTCGCTTGATTTCTTGTTTTTTCAAAATACATTTTTTTCTCTTCATTGCTTAATTTTGCATCATTAGGAAATTTAAAGCTTTTAATATTATTAAAAATCTGATTAGTTTGATCTATAATGTTATATATTTCAGGTGTTTTAGAATTTGATGAAGGAACAGGAAAAGACATTTTCATTAATGCCGCGTAAGTTTGATTGACGTAATGATATATATAACTCGGGCAATTTGCGCTATTATCTTCTGCATTAATACACTGGTCAATTGTTAAATATTTTTGACTTCTATCACTTTGATGCATTAAAACTTCTTTAATACCAATTTGTAATGCGCCATTAGGATCATCATAAGGTAATGCATTATTTAAACACAAAATAAAGCCATTAATAAAATCTCTAGAATCTGGTAAAATATATTTTCTAAGATGTGTGTCATCTTTAGTGCACCAATCAGTTGTTCTTCTAATTTTTAAATCAGGATTATGTTCAGGCACTAAATAATCATCATTACTCAACGATTTCCAAAAAGCAATATCATCCGGTGAATTTGATTTTAGATTATTTTTAGAGATATTATAAGGAGTTTTAAAAGGATAAATATTACAAGCATATGTTAAAGCTCTGAACACAAAATAATAAGGAAAACTATCTGTCACAGATTGGCTTTTATTAAATTCAGGCACATTTTCAGTCGTTAAATATTCAAAATAATTTTCAGGTTCCCCCCATCTTTCTTGATCTTCATAATCCAAATGCAACCAATTTTCATAGGCAGCATCTTCATCTAACTCATAACCTATTTCATCTCTAATACTTTCTAAATCACCATTACCAATAAAAAAAAGTCGAGTCGTATTAGGTTGGTTAGGGGCATAAAATTCTTTCCAATATTTTTGTGCTAAACAATAATCAATTAACTTTATATCATAACCTGCGAATGTTTCAATGGCTTGATTAACTTTTTCTGGTACAACTTCTTCTAATATTGTCTGTAATAAATTTTTTCCATTATAAATGCCATAAGCATCAAACACTTTCATGACTTTATCCTGCAAAGGAGATACTGCTGAAGGACGACTAAAATTGGCACCCCTAACTCCTGTTTCAGGATTTACTGAACCTAATTTCTCTCCTTTCGCCACTCTCTCGTTCATAAGAGGAATAATGACATTATCAAAAAACATATTCTTAGATTTATAAAGATTAGAACCACTAACTTTACAAATTTTTAAAAATTCTGTAATCAAAGACCAATTTTCAATAGAATTTTCAAATAAACCGCTATTTATAACCCTTAAAATAAACTCAGTAAATTTACCTTTCAAACCCCCAGTAGGATTATTAACGTCTATCTCTGAAACAATAGGTTGACCGTTTTCAATCACGTTTACTAACATGTAATCAATATATGCTTCTTTAATTGCTTCGTATTTAGCCCTATTAGCAATACTGTTTTCCGGATTATTAAAAAAATCATCATTTGCAGTTGAATTTTTTAATTGATTCGATAAAAAATTTTTAATATTAGCGTGATTTAAATTTCGAAATACAATATTCTTAAAGCTATTTAACATTCTTAATAAATCAGCATTTAAACCTTGTTTAATCTGATCTAATGACATCCCTTCAGACAAAAGTCTTTTATTGTTATAGTAAAACATATATTCATTAATCCATTTTTATTTTAATCTAAAACATATATATTACTTTCAAACACAATTTCTTTTTCTGACTTGTCTTTTATTATTTATTAAATGTATAGTCATCACGCCTTTGTGTGGTCTTCAAAAATAAAAAAGGAGCATTGCTGCTCCTTTAGTATTAGAACTTTATCTTTTACAAAGTATTAGATGATGTTCATGTCAAGACAAGTTACAGTACCATAGAAGTCAGCACGAACCATCTTCTTACCATAACGAGTCATAACTCCTTTACGAGGTGTGAAATCCTCTGGAGCAAAAATGGTTGGGGTTACGATTAGAGGTACATATGGAGCATAGACAAAGCCAGTCTCCAAATAAGAACCACCCTTGTAACCGACGAGAATCTTATTTCTTGGGAAATATGGATCCTTGTAAACTGTGAAACGATTGCTCAAAGAACCGATCTTTTCAGCACCCATGGTGAAAGGAGTAGCTACTTGACCATCACCATCGATAGAATATGAAGGACGATAGAGTACAGAAGCTTCAAGTACAGTAGCTACATCTGGAGAAACCACGATGAAGTTAGCAGAACCGCGAAGTGTCTTTCTATGAATTTCATTAGCAACATCGATAATGGTTTCAACAAGTGTTTCATACCATTCACGTACGGTACCAGTGAAAGCTGGACCTGATACTAAAGTAGAAGTACGAGCAATTTCTTGACCAGTTCTCTTGTTCACAAACTTACCAGGAGCACGTGACCAGAAGAAGTTAGCACCTTGAGCTTGAGTCAAAAGGTCATTCAAAATTTCGCGGTCAATTTCCAATGCAATTTGTTCAGAAAGAATTTGAGTCAATTCAACTTCAGCATCCAATGAGTGATATGCATTAAGATCTTGAGCAAGTTCGGGAGACCAACGAGCTCTGAGCTTACGGGTTGTGGTGGTCACAGGAATTGATTCAATCTTAATATCAATTTCTGGGATAACAGGACTAATACCACTTTGGCTAAAACCGTCATCACCTAAATCTGATTCAAATTGTGGCACGACTAAAGTTTCAGGAGCTGGAGAACCAATATCAATTACTTCATCAGCAATAAAACTTACGTTAATATTATTTTGACCTTGATTATCAACGTCAAATGTATCCCCATTACCAATTTTAACAATACATAATACGTATGCATTTCTATTAGCATCAGCTGCTGTAATATCTACAAAAGGATCACTTACAAATTGATTATTTACTAATTTACCGACTTGATTTAATCTACGTACATTTTTTAAAGCGCCAGATTGTACTTGAACTAAACCACAATTTTCAGGAATAATAGAATCTAAATGTGCATGAGAACCATAAATACCGAAATCCTTAATTAAAGATTTATCTACAGGACGAAGAACGCCTGTTACACCGTCATTAATTATTCCTGAACCAATATCTAATAATACAGCAGTAAAATTACCACTACCTGCTGTATTAGAATCAATTAAATCAACAATTTGTGAATCAAATTGAATTAATTTAAGATCATTAATTTCAGTTGTATCTAATACATCAGCATCATTTGCGCCATTTTTAAATTGACCACCTGACCAAACATACGCAACGTCTAAACCTGTTTTAGTTGCATGTTTCTTGGAGAAACCAGAACCTGTTAAGTCATATTGACCACCATTAGCGAAAGAACCTTTTTGAATATCTTTGCCAGTAGGATTATTATAAATAGATTCACCTTTACCGTAAGTACCGGTACCTGTGATAGCTCCAGTAGTAGCATTCTTCGCGTAATCGCCACCACCACCAACATTAGTACCATAGGTATAATCTAGATAGAAGAGCAAACCGGAAGGAAGGCTCATAGGTTGAATAGAAACGAGTTCATTAGCTACAAGACCACCGAATACACGACGAACGATGGGGAAAGCGATAGAGGTGAAACCCTTAACTTGATCGCCACCGAGTGTGTTGGCTTCGCGGAGGAGTTGTGAAGCTTGATTTTCAAGGAGTTGTGACATGTTTTCACGATTCACATCATCAAGACCTCTAAGAAGACCAGTTCTGGTCCACTTTTCCATTAATCTTTTATTTTGAACGCCAACGTGACGTTGCTTAATACCTTCGGTAAGTTGTTGCAATGTAAAATTTGCCATTTTTTAATCTTTCTTATTGTTGTTTTTTTGTTTTAAACTAAATATGTCATTACATATCAGTTTTGTAAAACTTTTTCGTTCACTAGTTCTTTTTTATTACTTCTTAATACCTGCAAGTAGTGCCCAACGGTCAGTCTCTACTCTATTATTAAGTGCTTGAGCACTAGAAGTAGATCTAGATGAACCGCCAGCAATACGACGAGTTGCGCTTTCATTAAGAGAACCAGAACGACCTGTCCCCTTGAGTAAGCTCTTGGTTAGACCTTCAAAAAGCAACTTAGCTTCACGAAGAGTCTTGGCTTGATCTAAACTTTCAACAATATGACGTTGTTGAGATGCTGTTAAATCACGATTTTGCATCAATTTGTTTGCATATAGCAATTTTGCGTTGAAAAGTGCATGAACATTTAAATCTGAATCATCTACATCTACGAACATTTCATCTTCAAGTTTACCACCACCGAAATGAGAAGCCATATCTTCAGCATCACCTTCGCGAAGTCTCTTCATACGAGCAATTTCACGACGTAACATGTTCTCATCAATTTCTAAGAACACATCACCACGACGACGACTAGATTCTTCTTGCTTTTCTTTCTTCTTCTTTTCAGCTTCTTGCTTCTTCTTCTTTTCAGCAGCTTCTTGCTTCTTCTTCTTAGCAGCTTTATCTTCTGCTTCAAAGAAATAAGATTCTTCAATCGCTTCATCTGATTCCATTTCGTCATCCATTTCTTCAAGATCATCATCTGATTCAAAGAACATACGACCACGACGTCTAGACCATTCAGTCTTAGGAGCTTCTTCTTCTTCTTCTTCGCCGCCCATATCTTCCATACCTTCTTCACCACCCATATCTAATTCTTCACCACCTTCTTCTTCACCGCCAGCACCGCCGCCAATCATGGCTTCGATCTTGTCAGCAATGGCACGAAGTTCATCAGCATCAGCAGCAGATAAATCGCCACCCATGTCATCCATACCTTCCATGCCTTCCATACCTTCCATACCTTCTTCACCACCCATATCTAATTCATCGCCACCTTCAGCTCCAGCGGTAAGATCATCATCTTCTTCTTCATCGCCTTCGGCTTCAAAAAGTCTGCGAGAACGTCTAGCTAAGCTAGCATAGTTTTCTGCAAGAATATTATTTCTACGTCTTGTCATTTGATTTAACTCCTGTAATGCATTACTAAATGTTTGTTTTATTTCGGTTTGATTTTTAATTATGTGATTAGAAGCGATATTTTTGGAATTTTCCACTAATTTTAATAAAGTTTTGTCAACTTTTTGAATTGTTTGTGGTTTTACACGATGGTTTTCCATTAATTGAAACATTTTTTTCAAAGTTTTTACATCGCTGTCAAAATTATTCACTTCAGTTTGTAGGTTGCGTTTTAAGACATCTTTGTTTAGTAACATCTTTAAAACTTTTTGAGCTGCTTCATTGGTCGGTTGTTTATCATCATCTTCTTCTGACATGTCACTGCCACAATTAGCTTCATCTAAATCATCACCTTCAGCATACATATTAGAGCCGCATTCATCTACATCAGCTTCGTCAACATACTCTTCATCTAAATTAATACTTTGGGCTTCTCCCATTTTGATTTTTTGAGATGAATTGGACATTTGACCTTCCATGGCATCATCGTATTCATCAAATTGGTCAGCATCGTTTAAACCCATTTCTTGATTAATGGTGTTTTCCACAATCTTTTTTAATTTAGGAGACATTGTTTCCAATAACTGTTGTTTGGCCCGCTCTTCAGCTGCTTCACGAATGGCGCGAGCATCATTTAGAGCTTCATTATATAAACTACTTGTCATTGTGTTCTCTCTTTTATTTAAATTTAATTATCTATCTTTTTTGTAAAATTATTTATTTTTTACTTTTTAATGCGTTTTCTTCTTTTCGCCGCCGCTTCACAAACTGTTCATCTTTCTCAGGTTGCGTTTTCTGAAACATTTCCCAGGTTGATAGACCTATACCTTGTTCACGCTTTTCAGATTGAGGAATAATGTGACTCTCATCATCTTCCGGATGCATGGCATTTCTCATTAAATCTCCAGCTCGGCCACCGACCCAAGCTTTCGGATCACCAGTACGTGGTCGATTATCCCAACGCCTTTGAATTCCACCACCTGCACTATTCATGTCTTGTGCCGTCACACTTCTTCTTTTAAAAGGTTTCATTCTCTTGTTATTTTTAGATGTAGCTAAATTTAAACTACTTTGATAAGAACCGGGACCTTTATTAAAAGTAGCGTATGGGCTGAATGACATTGAACGAGCTGGTGAATTTTCAAAGAGTATTTCACGGATAAAACTTTCTAATAAATACTCTTCCTCTATACCTTCACTAACGCTATTACCAATTGGACCGGCTGCCCCGCCATAAGAACCGATACCACCTGCAGTGAGTTGATTAGATTGAGAGTAAGTGCCAATTTTATCTTTGGAACCCATTACAGGACGCTTACCACTGATATTAGCCATATCGATATTGAATTCATCAAATTCTTTGTCTTCTTCATCTTCAAAGCGTGAGAGAGGATCATCGAAAGGACCGATTTCGGCAGTTTTATAAATACCTTTTTCGCCACCGCCTAATTGTCTGTCGGTGCCAATTCCAGGTTTGCGGAGATAGGAATCAGGTCGTGTAGAAAAAGCGGCACTAAGACCTGACGCTGATTGAGTGCCTGTTCCTAAACTTTGCATATTTTTCCTTAATTAAGTTGTGCTATTAGTTTTAGGTGAACCATCTGGATTAATATCACCAAAATAATCAGAATTATTACCGGTAGGATTATTTTGATTATCGATATTAATAATTGATTTACCTGCGATAAATGTCATTCTATCGATAGTACCTTCATCACCTGTAATTGCTGTATTATTATATGAATTTGCAAAATATGTACCTATTTTTTCTTGTGAGGCAAAGGCCCTATTTGAAATTGGATAATTTGTCCCAAACCCGCCTGATCCTCTTTGTAATTGTGGTTTATTATCATGATCAGCTCTAACTTCTAATGGATTAATTGAGGGTACCTGTAAATTAGCATGTCCCCAAAATGGTTTATCGTCCGGACCATTAGGAATGGGAGCATTAGATCCTACAGGTGCTGATGCAGCGTCAGGAGATGATTTTATAAATGTATTGGAATTAGGCGCATCAGGTTTTAAATAATTAAAATTCATATCCATTGGGTTATCTCGATAAAGCCAATTATAATTTTTAGTATCAGTAAAATCGGAATCAGGTCCTAATTTTAATACGTGAGGTTTTTTATTATTATTGGAGCCATCAACTACATTTTCAAACATTAAAGAAATCAAATCGTTTGTTAGAGGTTTATCTCCTGCTGGTGCATAACCATTTAATAAATTTCCTCTATCATTATCTTTTAATTCAATTATTTCATAAAAAGGTGATTTAGGAAATAAAGAAATTAAATTAGGGGAATTATTAATTCCTTTTACACGTCCAGGTTTTGTGTCATCTTTAAATATTTCACGATAAGCAATTGCTTGAGCGTTTTGAGCCACAGGATAAGTATTTTTTTTCATAAATTACACTCCGGTTTTTAATTTATTTAATATTAAATATACGGGTGTTAAGGAAATAAATTGATTTTAATTTAAATAAAAAATTGTGTCAGTCTTATCTGATTTCTTTTAATAATCTGTTCTTTAAACGGGTACGAGCTTCACGTAACTTTAAATATTGCTTAAGCAATTCAGCTTCATGAATCTTCATCGCCTTGTAATGATCAATCTTATCTTCCAAGGTATCTTGAAAACCATCGGCTTTAATTTCACGGGTTCTCTTATGCGCATCAGAAGGATGCTTCAATTGAAGTTCTAAGGTTTCAACTAAACGTCTTTTTTCTTCAGCAATTAAACGTCTTAATACGGCGTCGGTTAATCTTCTTGCCATGTCTTTTTTCTCCTAAAATGTTTTAATTTTATATTAAATATTATGTCATTCAATATTTTTGAAATTTTATTTCTTTTTAATTAAATCGCTTGAAGAAAACGCCATCTTTTCCCAATTCCCAGCCACGTCACCAAATAAATCCAATGGATCACTTTGGGCGACAGCTAAGGTGGCAGCATCTCCACCGGCAATCACAGCTCCACCCTTTTTATCAGCTTCAATTTGCTCATTCAAGGTAGTTTTAGCTGTATCTGCAAAAATAGATGCCATCAAAGGATCATCAGTCATCTTATTAATAGCGACCTTATTGTCTACTTTCTGACGATTCAACTGCTCTCCCATCTTCTGCAATGTTTTGGCTTCATACATGCTAGTTAAAGAAGGTGCTTTTTGTTTATTTTCAGATGTTACTTGTTTATTAAAAGGTGCTGATACTGCCTTCATCGATTGTGGTTTAGGTGACATTGTAGAAGATTTAGCTTTAGGTGGAGGCACATCTTCAAATTCATCTTCTTCTTCATGACGAGAAGATTTACTTGTTAATAAATTACCTAATCCTTCTTGCAAAATTTCTACTAAAGCTTCTTTCACTAAAGCCTTTAAATCATCATATGCTATTTTCATAAATAATTCTTTCTTAAGTTGTTTCTACAAAAAAGCCATTTGTTGACGTTTGGTCTGGGAAATTTTGTGATGGGACACCTGTTAAACCTGCTAAAACATGTATCACTTGATTTTCATGATTTGCTTTAACATTAATACTTTTACATTTCAATTCAAATCGAGTTATAGTATTTGCAGGAATTAAAAAAGCCTTAGCGTTATCAGTCCAATCAGCAGTATCATCAGTAAAATTGATATAACATTCTTGTGAACTACTGATAGAAACCCATCGTGTAACATGTGTAAATGTAAATTGATGTATATCAGCTGCATCTAATTCAATTGAAGCTGCATATGGAACGCCTGATTGTTGATATTCAGGTACAAAATTATGGTTAGGTGAAGGCCAACGGGTATTATGTGAAGTATTTAATTCTCTATCTGCGAGAGTATTTGATAAAATTGTCATTTATTTCCAATCTCCTATTTCATTAAAAATTCTATATATTCTATCTGACTTGTTAAAGAAAGAGTTATTAATCTCCGAGAGTTGCCGAGGAGAAATTTCTCTTCCTTCTTTCATCATAAAAGCACCAGGAGTAGAAGGTTCAGACACAAAATCCCAACAAATTAATTGAAAATCATCTTGCACAATTTGTAAATCACCTTGAGGTTGAGTGGAACCGACACCACGAGATGAAATCCCCAAAGTGACGCCACTTTCAACCAAAGATTGTAAAATTTTACCTGAAGGGGTATTGAGAATTTCTACAGTACCATAACAGACATTACCTTCCATGTGAGCTTCACGAATAATATGTGATGCATTTTTTAATTCTACAACAGAGCTGTCAGGGTGATCTAATTCACCTAATGCACGATTTTCTTTAATAAACTTTTGATAATTTCTAACTTCTCTCTCTAAAATCACTCTGGGGTAAACACGACCATTTTGATTAAGAGTATCGGCCTTTTGGAGAATACCTTTCATAATGAGAGGACCTCCACCTATTTTGGCTTCCTGAATTAATTTTTTATCATAATCGAATGACAACCATTCAGTTAATAATCGACTCATTACTTATCTCCTTTTAATTCTTCATTTAACTTACATAAAGTCAAGAATCTTTTTACGTTTTCTTCATTCACAATACTAGTATCTAACTTATTGACATTATTCTTTACATGTTGAAAGTTCTCTAATAGAATTGCACTATCACATTTTAATCTGAAACCTTCCAATAGCTTGGTAGATTTAGCTTTAACCTCTTCAAATTGTAATTCTAATTCTGAACTATCACTATCTTTACTTTCAACGAATAATTTAATAATTTTCTTTTGATCTTCATTCAAAACATTTTCATATTTCTTATTAAATCTCTCATTCATCATTCTAAAAGTTAATTCGTCAATATTGGAATCAACTAATTTCTCTTCGACTATTACTTCTTCTTGAGATGTCATCCATTCATGTAGAATTTTTTCATATTGAGTGGTAATTTGAAAATCAGCTTCATGGCCTTTACGCCATTCATTTAATAAGGTTTGCACGGTAGCTAACATCTTATAGTTTTTAACTTTACTTTCAAACAAATTGCCTTTACCAAAAGAATAATTTAAGGATTTAATCAAGACAGATTTTTCTTTTTCTAAATCTTCATTAGAAAAATGACGTTGACATGACGACTTGGCTTCTTGAATAATACTGGTGGCTAAACTAGGTTCAATCCCTCGGGTTTGAATTAAAGCATTAAAGAATTTTAATTCCCGATGCAGTTGAGTATTGCGTTTAAAATTTTCTTTAATAATTTGATTGGCTTTCACCACGTCAGGCTCATTATTTTGAATAATGCACTGACACATATGATTTACTAACTGTTCATATATGAGGCCGACATTTCTCTTTTTATTGTGGCTTCTATTTTTCATTATTATTCATCTCCATAATCTTCATTATCAATAATTATCATCTCAGTATCTTCATTTAACAACTTTGAACTTCTATTTTTACTATTTGTCATTTTACTACCAAAATTTCGATTCATTGAGTCAAAAATCTTCTTCATCTGCGGATCTCCATTACGTTCATGTGAAGATTTTAAAGGATTCGAAGATTTCTTTCCCATCCCTAAATCATCAGCTGACACCTCCACCCCACCAAAAATACCACGACTCTTATCACCACGATTTAATAAATCTGAACTTGCATCAAATTTATATGATGTATCACCTGTCAACGAGGTATCAGGTCCGACCACACTACCTGCTCCATGTTTTAATTTCTTATTACGATATTGTTGAGAACCTTTAGGTTTAATCTTTTGATAAGATTCTTCTTCTTTTAAATCTTCATCAAATAATAAATGATCTGTGTCATTATCGTCTTCTACATTCTGTGCAACTTCATCATCATCTTCAGCTAACATATTTCCTGATTTTATATCACCTGCGAATAAATCAGCTAGACCGCCGCCTCCACCACCTGCTTCTTCACCACCTCCTCCACCACCTGCTTCTTCACCACCTCCACCACCTCCAAACATATCACCCCCTTCTTCACCGCCACCTTCACCTGCTCCTTCTTCACCGCCATCAGCAGTTGGCAATGCTACTGCTTCCAATTTCAAATCAGCTAACTTATCTCTAACCTTGCCTTTTTCAATTCTAGAGATTTCATCATCATTAAATTCCATAATATTCTTACGAATCCATTCTTTATCTACTAGACCTTCTGGTACAGCTGACGCAATATCAAACTTAGTACGAATTAACTCTAATTTTTGTTGTTGTGCGATACTAGAAGGATTAGATAATTTAATTTCAAAATCTAATAAATCTTCTTCACTATAACCATGGGCATAAAGATGGATCATTGCCAATTTATTTAATTCAGCTAATACAGTCTTTTGAATACGTTGAATGGTACGACTAAAACGAATATCTTCTTGTGCTAAGGTTGATTTACTACCAATTTCTTCATCATAACCAAGATAAGCCTTAGGGATTTTAAGAGCTGCAAATAATTTCTTTTGAATATACTCGACGTCTTCAATTGCTGATGTATTTTGACCACCAGCTAATGTATCAATACGAGTACCTGTATCACCGCCACGTACAGGTAAGAAATAGTCTTCATCGACTGATAATGGATTATATCTTAAATCTACTTTACCTGAAGTTTTATCTACAACTGTATTTCTCTTTAAAGAAGTTTGTGCTTGTTGTAAATAATCACCAATATTTTCAGGAGGAATATTACCAACATCAATATAAAACACACGACGTTCAGGGGCACGAATTACACGATATACTAACATTGCATCTTCAATTAAAATTAATTGACGCCAGATACGACGAGCCCCTTCTAAAACAGAAGAACCATAAGGTAAGAAAGCATCATTCCCTAATAACCTGAAATGGCTGATTTGCCAATTTTCTAAAATTCTATTACCTTGTGTAATCCAACGAAAACGTACCGCTGAAGGATCTTCAGGATCAAAACCTTCTTCACGTTCAATTTCAGAAATAGGAATAGGAAACACATTAATAACACCAAAGTCAGGTGAAACATCGTTAAATAGAAAAAAATCTCCGTATTTGCAGAGATTTCTAACCCACATCACTAAATTAAATTCAACATTTAAGACATCGTAAAAGAGATTTTCCAATAATTGTTTGATTTTTCTATTTTCAGAATAGATATGTAAAACTTTACCGGCAGAATCAGCTGATACAGTTTCTTCAGCATAAACATCTAAGGCACTAGATAATTCAGGGGTTGACTCCATTTCACTAAAATCGGAATAACGAGCCATTCTATCATAAGAACCATATGCTGAAATGGTGGAATTATAAACGTCACTATGATTTTTCTTAAATAAATCTAAACTACTAGGACTTTTACTATCACCCTTTTTATTATTTTTAATTCTCTTACGAATAGTAGGTCCGGACCGAAATAAATCCGTCAGTTTTTTAAATAAACTCTGTTCAGCCATAAATAAATCTCTATATTTTGTATTTTAATATTATATAATAGATTTTAGAAAATTTAAGTTTTTTTTAACGTATTAACCAAGAAAAATCGCCGATAGCATTTATTTTATTAGTTTGACCTGTATCAATAATACTATCAGACATAGGAACAGGTAAAAATGGATTAATCTGCTTTGATAAAGCATTATTATAATAAGGACTAATCACTGTATTAGCAGATGAAGTTTGATTAATCTTCATACCTTTTAAAATTTCATTAGCAGTTGTTGCCTCTGTTGATTTAAGTTTAGAACCATATTTATCGGCTATCCAAATACCTATCGCCAGAGATAACACAGCATCATCATGATGATCTTTCATAGCCACAGGTTTATTATTTATCCAGACGAATGTTTTGAATTCATCATAGAGACGTAGCGAATTAATCTCATAACGATGATTACGTACTGCTTCTTCCAAATTTGAAAGAATTTTAGCCCGACTATCCTTTTGCGTACTAAACCCAGCCTTAGCAATAAATTCAGATTTATCCATTGCATAAGTAAATTCATATTTCATTCGATCATTTTCAAAATGAAAGTTCTGATAACCTAAATCATTCAATTTTGATAAAACCATATACCCATAAGTATTATTTTCAGGACAGACTAGGGCTTTGTTATAGCGCCGAGCCCAATCATAAACCAATTGCGAAAAATTATCAGGCGTTAATTTACCTTTATATTCGACATCAAGCGTACCTGTATCAGTATTAATGATATGAAAGACACTTGAGTCAGCCCCATCACCACGTGCAACGTCAGCTGATAAGACATACTTGTGACCTTCTCTAGGATATCTCCAAACCCATACATCTTGATTAGGACCAGTCATTTCAATCGGAGCCTTAGTGCGACTACGAACCCAGTCTAAGTCTTCATTTTGAAAGAAAGTATCACCTGAGGCTGCAAAGTCACACAATAATTCTTGCGCGATTTGTTTAGGTGACATATTTTTAGTTTCTTCATCAAACCATTTAGTATCTCTTTCAGGATGTACATCCCAACTGAGTTTAATTGGATTGAAGACGTTGGTTTTTTGTTCAGCACCCATCCATAAATCATAATATTGACCACCGACACCATTAGGAGTTGATAAAATAATCGCTCTACCACCAGTTGATAGTGTAGGATATAGACCTGTCCATAATTCGTCAAAATTTCTTACAAAAGCAGCTTCATCAATAATCAAAAGAGACAAAGCTTCAGAACGACCTGCGTCTTCCGAGGTAGGAATTGCCTTAATTGAAGAGCCATTAGCAAAGACAACTTGCTGTTTATTATTGGAGGTGATAGGAGATAAAATCAACCATGGAGGTAAAGCTTGAATTGCTACTTTCACCTTCTTTACAAAGTTTTGAGCGACAGCTAATTTAGTCGCAATAA